CAAAATTTGCCCTTAAACCTTGTTTAGAAGTTGTGTTGGGCATTAATATGCCCACACACCTTTAAGGAAAGAAACAAGCTTTAGATCCTTTTGGATCTTAGTTTATTTTATTTAAAAACTTTGTTATTCTACTGCGGGGTGGCCCGCTATAAAAACCACAATTATTTGTATTTGAAAACCAAAACGATGGTATTAGACTCCTGTGAGGAGTCTTAGTCCATGGCCCTAGTCGGCAAAAATTCGCTGGATGCCACAGCGATAAATAAATTAAACGTGCATTGAAATAATTTGTGCATTCTATTGGAGTAATCCGAAAATGCGAAAATTCTCGAAGGTATTTAAGTATACTTGATTTGTATTCTGTTCTAGAATGCTGTCTAGTAGCCACTGTCAAGCCTAGCGGTGTTTCATAATTAATTATTATGTTACGTCAATGATAGTATATTTAAATATAGGCGGAGAGAAGAGATTAACCTTTGTCCGAGGAGGAAAGGTAGGTACAAGCAATATTGTAAGCCTTGTTGCCTGACACATATTCCAAGGAAAAGTCGGCCTCGACCATTAGAAGTAATGAGTTATTTAGAGTAGTTATATTAGTAGACACTCGTTCAAAACAGTCAACTGAATTCTTAATATTTCTATAGCAGAATTAAAACAGCAATAGGACCAAAATTAGAACAAAAAGTATTTATAAGGAATTAAAACGATTTTATTTGGTAAATTGACTATGCAAAAGATGAGTGATAAAAGGAACACTAAATCTTTTGGGAAGAACAAGAAGGCTGATCATTGGATCAGGCCTAAAGTACGTAATAACGTCTTTAAAAACGAAGAAGGAACTAAGGAGAATTGGTACGTTAGGAAGAAGGATTCCAAGAAGCGCGAAAAGTGGCGCTCAAATTTCAAACCTCACGCAGGTATTGAATATTGGGATCACATGACGTATGTAGAACAATTCACGGAGATCACACACAGGATTAGAAAAATCGCCACATCGATTAATGTGGAAGTGTCTGACTCCTTAATTAGAAAGATTGAAGGGATTACCGCCCTATTTATCAATCTAAGATGTTGTAATTCTTACGATCATCTAACTAGTGCAATATTTTTGTATGTACGAGATTTTTATAAAGATAAATCCATAACTAGTCAAGTTATTGGTTATATTGGAGATTTATTTAAAACTCACGAAATCGTACAACAGGATGGCACTGAAGACCCATGTTGGTTAAATTTGTTACGTAATGTACAGAACAATTGGAATTTAGTAAAAGGCAATAAAGTCTTTAAACAATTTTCAAAATTGCTTTGTGTATTAGTGACATTAGGATTGTGTGATATAGCACGCATTCCATTTAGCATCAAAGGTTTTAAGTTATTTGATGAAAAGATGATTAAACAACATATGACTGCACATGATTTAGCAGAAGCTATGTTTGGCACAATAACCTATTTTGCAGAGGGTGCCTATTTATGCTTTAAGACTGGATCATTGAAACCATTAATGATGGATGATTTTGCAGCTTTAGAATTAGACGACGAGTATAGTGATGTTATTACCATGTGGACTCTTGTACAAAATGGAAACTTAGAAAAATTTTTAGGTATGCCTGAACAGGAATTTTTAGATAAGCTAGAGCGCTTATTATTAAAATTGTCCCATTTGTTACCGTCATTGAGCGGTATTGATAAAAAGTTAGTTAGTGATAAGATTCTCAAATTGAAAACAATTAAGAATGAACACACTAATATGAAAATGGCTGCCGGTATTAGAAAAGCACCATTTGCTGTTGAACTATTTGGCGATAGTAGCCAAGGTAAAACAACATTTGGAGAGCAGTTGATTGAATCTCTTTTAACCAGTGTTGGTTACAGCACTGATAGAGAGTTTTGGGCAACAATTAATGCAGGAGATCAATACATGTCTAGTTGGAAAACAACTAAGACAGTCGCTATTTTAGATGATATGGCAAATGAGAAGTCGGAATTTGTACAGAGACCACCAACACGAATGATTATTGACATGTGTAACAATCAAACGTATTATGCAAATAAAGCTGAATTAGAAGGTAAAGGACAGTGCTGGGTAGAACCAGAAATTGTCTTAGCAACCACTAATGTAAAGGATTTAGATGCAAGATCGTATTCACAGTGTCCATATTCTATTCAACGCAGAATGGATTTGGTTATGACTGTTAAATGTAAAGAAAAATTTCAACGTATTAAGGAGGGAATTCCGTGTGGTGTTGATAGCTCTAAGATTAGAGAATATTACACTACAGATGGAGTTTATGACCCACCTTTAATTGATGATATTTGGGAAATTACAATTGAACAAGCAGTTAGACCAGAAAAGTTAACAGTTGCTGCGACCTACCTACCTATAAAATGGAGGGGTAAGGTTATGGAAAAAGTTTCATCCATCCAGGCTATACAATGTGCTATTGAATATTTTCATGAGCATAGGAAGAACCAACAGGCTTTGTTAGATAGGAAATCTGATAAAGAAAGTTTGGTTAGTTGTCCACATCCTGGGTGTTGCCATTTGAAGAATTATTGTCCAGACCATATGTCTGAACAATTTGGATTTGAAATGAGGAAACATGTTAGACGAGTACGTCAGCGTGTTTTTGAAACAGTTGACGAAACGTCACAACTTAGCGAACAATTAGTACAATTATCAACAGCGGAATTATATGATAGAACCAACAAATTTCTACAGAAATGGGATTGGGTTGCATTTTTACCGTTGCAAGCATTGCAGAATGATGCAAGTGTAACACTTTTAGATTATGTATATAAAAGGAAAACTGATGGTGTTAGATATGCATTCAAATGGTCATACGCTATGTCTGGTCTTTTGACCATGTTATATATTAGTCCAATTTTTGGATTATTGTTGTTATTTTCTGGCTGGTTAGTCGGAGAATATTTAACAACAATGGCTATTCGACATGTAATGATGAAAGAATTGTGTAATCGTACTGACAACATGATAGAAATTGTAAGAAAGAAACGAACTGATTATGCTAAAATGTTGTGTTATGGTTGTGCCTCTATGACGGCTATGTATGCTATTGCTAAAGTATACAATTCGTGGAGAGGTATTGTTAAAGACCATAGTGCGTTGGAACCCACAAGTATGGAAGAAGTCAAAGCTCGAGACCAGCAAGTTAATGTATGGTCTCAAGTTACGCGTAGAGTATTACCAGCTTCAGAGAGCAGTAAATGTACAACTGTTGAGCGATTACGCAATGCAGTGGAACATAATTTGTTATATGCATCTGTTGATGCTGGAGATAATAATATTACTTTTATGGCGAATGTTTTGATGATTACGTCGAATATGTTATTGATTCCTAATCATTATTTTAAAAATAGTGATACGCTGAAATTAACTTGTAGAAAGGTTAATGCCGATGCAGTAGGAGGTCTATTTAAAACACGTATTTGTAAAGATGCTTCAGTACATATTGAGGGCACAGATTTTAGATTGTGCTACTCAAGTACTGGAGGTTCTTATCGTAATTTAATTAAATTCTTTCCAGTTGGAGACATTGTCACACATCCATTCGAGATGATATGGAGACAAAGAAATGGACAATTGATTGTTGCACATGGAAGTTGTGAAGCGAATATAGTATCGAACGGATCATGTAGTTTTAAGGGGGGTTCTTATAGAAATCTTTCTATGAACACGTTCGGAGGATTATGTGGTGCAACATTAATCTCACAGACTAGAACACCTATGATAACAGGATTACATTTAGGTGGAAGACAAGGAACACCATATGGTTGTATGGGAACTTTAACTAATAAACAATTATTAGACGCTATTCAGTATATTAAAAATATTGATGGCGTATTGCAGACTGGTGATGGAGAACATTTTACGCAAACAGTAATGGGTGCGGGTGTTACTACACAAGCCGGTCTACATGAGAAGAGTCCTGTCAACTATTTACCAGAAGGATCACAATTCTCGTATTATGGTTCATGTATGGGAGCTGTTACGTCTAGATCAGATATTAGACGTACCCCAATTTCACATATTGTTACAGAAGTGACGGGAGTGGAGAATATTTGGGGTGCTCCGAAAATGAAACCAGAATGGTACGGATGGCAGTTAGCTATGGCTAATGCCAGTCATCCAGGTGAGCCATTTCCACATAAATTATTAAATGTAGCTGTTCACGATTATAAAGCGCCTTTGTTGGCGTTGGTGAATAAGTTACAGTGGAAGACTACTCCGCTGACAGACATACATAATGTTAACGGCATTCCAGGTTGCAGATTTATTGACGCAATTAATTTTAAAACGTCAATAGGTTATCCTTTAACAGGACCTAAATCTAGATATACTTTTGATTTAGAGCCTACGAAGGAGGGAAATCCGCAAAGGATGTTCACGCAGGAAATTATGGACGATATTGAGCGAGTATTAGCATATTACAAACGCGGTGAGCGTGCGTATACGATTGCTAAAGCTTGCAAGAAGGATGAAGCTTTGCCTGTTGCAAAGGGAAAGTGTAGAATATTTTACGGTAATCCTATATCTCTTACCTTTTTGGTGAGAAGATATTATTTACCAGTTATTCGTTTTCTTCAAATGAATCCATTAGTTTCGGAATGTGCCGTTGGTATTAATTGCCATGGTCCGGAATGGGAGGAATTCCACCATCATGTTATGACTTTTGGTGAGAATAGGTTATTCGGTGGCGATTATAGTAAATATGATCAGAAATTACCTTCGCAATTATTAATAGCGTCTTTACGTATATTAATTGATTTAGCTGAGGTAATGGGTTATAGTCAGGAAGATAGAGACATTATGAGTGCTATGGCTGGCGATATTGTGTACTCCTTGATAGCATTCAATGGAGATTTAGTAGGCTTGCAATCAGGCACACATATTTCGGGCAATTCATTAACAGTGATATTGAACGGAATTAGTGGTAGCCTGAATTTGCGTGCTTATTTTTATACACAATATAGTTCTAGTATTGCATTTCGTGATGCGGCTAAGATTATGACATATGGTGATGATAATATTGGATCTGTTTCAGAAAAATATCCTAATTTTAATATTAAAGGATGTGCTGAATTTTTGGAAACTTATGGTCAAAAATATACTATGCCTGATAAGGATAGTGAATTGATTGATTATTTGAAACCTGATGATTTTGAATTTTTGAAACGATTTAGTGTGTATCATTCCCAGTTGGGTGTAAATATTGGAGCTCTAGTAGATTCAAGTATAATGAAGTCTCTTCATTGTTATTTACGACCCAAGAATGCGCCTCTAACACCCAAGGAGGCGTGTGCCGTCAATATAGATGGTGCTTTACGTGAATGGTTTAACCACGGTGAGGCGGTGTATGAAAAACGTAGGACACAAATGTGTGAGGTTGCTGCAAAAGCAGGTATTACTCACATGTGTACTATGTTAGAAGAATCATACAACGATCGTGTGTTAAATTGGCACGCAACTTATATTGACGAAACTGAGTGATCAGTATAAACATCCGTCAAACTCAGACGTTAAACGAGTGCCAGTTTCAAACCTGAGGCAAGCAAAATTGATTCATATAATTGGATTACCACATATTGTATATTTGTATGTTTATATACATTTGGAGGCTTTATATGATTAAGTGCACGGAAAGGATTCCGTGCAAACATACAGCTCACCCATATTGGATAGGAATGGTGTTGAGTAAATAAATATTATCCACTAGTAAATATATTAGAAACAAAACAAACAACAACGACGTTTATTCTTCTTTAGAAATGGAGAAGGTAGACGACGACCGGGATAGTCAGTGTGATCTTGATAGATCATATCACGGGGACAGGGTGATACACCCTGCTGACATGAGAAAGTTGCATAGAAAATTATCATTATTACGGTATAATGATATTGCGAAGGCATTATCAGACAATGAAGGTTTTACACCACAGTCTGGTACTACAGCCGATGCTAATATAATGAAAATTACTAATGATTCTGGTCATCAAAATGTAGATTTTGGTGATCAGACGGACCCATATATGTATGCGGTAGAAGAAACTATTGATCCAACACGTAAGTTGATGGATTCAGAAGATGCTTCGTTGGGAAATTTTCTTTCTCGTCCAGTTAAGATTGGCGAATATGAATGGGGAACAGGTACATCTTTGTTCGCAACATTAAACCCTTGGCAAATGTATTTGCAGAATGCTAGGGTAGTTAATCGTGTGAATAATTTCAATTTGCTTCGTGCAAAATTGAATGTTAAGATAGTTATTAATGGTAATGGTTTCTTGTATGGTAGAGCTTTAGCTAGTTATTTACCATTTGCAAGTAAGGATACGTTGTCACAAAATCGTGCGCTAGTGCAGCAAGATTTAGTACAGGCATCGCAACAACCACATGTATTTTTAGATCCGACGTTATCGACGGGTGGAAACATGAAGTTGCCATTTTATCATTATAAAAATTATTTAGATGTTCCAACATCAGAATGGGCAGAATTAGGTGAACTTACAATTAGATCTATTAATCCTTTGAAACACGCCAATGGTGCTACTGATCAAGTAACTGTAACATTATTTGCTTGGTTAGAAGATGTATCAATGGCTGTGTTGACAGGAGTTAATACTAATACAATTACTCCTCAGTCTGGTAAGGAAGTTGATATGGCTAATACTAAAGGCTTTATTTCTGGACCTGCCACGGCGGTCAAGAAAGCGGCAACAGTATTGTCAAGTGTACCCATGATAGGACCATTTGCAACAGCAACAGCTGAAGGAGCTGGTATGGTTGCAGACGTTGCTAAAGCTTTGGGATATTGTAGACCACCGGTTACTAAGGATCCAGATCCTTATAAACCAGTGGCTATTTCAAGCTTAGCATTGACTACAGTACCAGATCAGATGCAAAAGTTGACTGTTGATGATAAACAAGAGTTGTCCATTGATCCACGAATTTCAGGTTTGGGAGGTGCTGATCCTTTAAATATAGGTGAAATAGCCAAAAGGGAGTCTTATTTGACTTCATTTAATTGGAATATCGGTACGACTCCAGAAACTATGTTGTGGAATTGTCGTATTGATCCTAGTGTTTGGGCTGAAGATTCATTGACGCCTACAGGATATCACTTTCCCGCTTGTGCTATGGCATCTATGCCATTTAAGTACTGGACTGGGAAAATGAAATTTAGGTTTCAAATTGTATCATCAGCTTTTCATAAAGGCAGAATTAAGGTCGTTTACGATCCTAATTTCTTAATTGCCGCAGATGAATACAATGTCAATTATTTAGAAGTTATTGACATTGCAGACAAAAAGGATTTCACTATTGAAGTAGGTAATGGTCAGCCGACCACGTTATTGACACATACTGAACCTGGATTAGGTTCTGTTACGACTATGTATGGATCTACTACACTAATTTCCAAGGGACCAGGTAATGGTTTAATTGGAGTGTATGTAGTTAATGAGTTGACTACACCTAATTCAACAGTGAATAATGATATTGAAGTTAATGTTTACGTAAGTATGGGGGATGATTTTGAGGTATTTGTACCTACTGATAATTTCCAAAACTTCGTATTCAAACCACAAAGTGGTATGGAGCTTGCTCCTGATTGTGAGAACACACAGGAACCATCTGCACCCCAACAATCTACATCATCTGAAATTGGACCAGGATATACAAACCATGCATTAGTTAATAAAGTTTATACGGGTGAAGCTATTTCTAGTTTTAGAGCTTTGCTTAAACGTTACAATTTACATCAGAATTTAATATTTTCTGGTGGTTTTGGTAATTCAGTTCATTTTGGCAGAAGAAATATGTTTCCTTATTTAAGAGGA